TCCGGTATTTTGCATCCCCTTGCCAGCGACACAGTAACCTTGATTACCCGACACTGAAAAGGCTGCGTTAATTAAGGTTGTCTGTTCTCGTCTGAAGGTTATCGTTCCGCTGTTTTGTCGCCAGACTGTTGTTATTGGCTTGGAAACAGGCTGTTCGCCATAGAACGACGAAGCACTTGCCCAGCCGTGGATACCTCGCGTTGAAATCGCTTTTGGCAAGTAATAAGGCCACGTGTTGGAGTTGTAACTTGCAATCGGGGCGTCATCGGTGGCGAATAGATTGTCGCCGTAAGTTACATCGCCGATAGCATTTGTTTTAGCAATGACAAACACGGTTCGATTGGCCGATCCAAACACGCTCGAAAGCGATGTGGAAGCCAGTACCCGGCCGGATGAAAACCTGACCACTGGCTGGCCGTTGAAGTTGTAAGATGACGCGATATAAATCGGTTGCCGGCCCGCTGTCGATTGAACCATGTTGACACCAGATACGGCATCGGTCCAAGATGTCACGAAACTGCCAGACAGCCCTGAGGCTGCACCTGAAGCCGAATAGCGATGCGTTAATCCAGAGATCGAGGCTGGATCAAAGACGACTGTTCCAGACTGCTGAAATGCAAATGGCATCAACATTAGGCAAAGCCTTTCAGGGCCGTGCCAAACAAGGTTGTACCGTCATAAATCAGTGACACGATATCAATCGCATTGGCCGCCGTCGAAAGCACCGGAGCAGCACCCGCCGACCACTTGATCGTGGGCCATGTCATCAGCCTTGATCCGGTTGCATCTTGTTTGACGATCAGATTATATGTCCCACCCGCTGTCAGTCCTGATATCGTCAGAGAGCATGCACCAGTGAGGGTGATCGTTGCAACTTTGAGGTAATCTGAGGCCCATGTGACGCTGGCTGCATAGGTCAGAGTGGTATTTGAGACACCCAAGCGAGCGTTTGCAAGCGTGCCGGTGGCGATATTATTGGCGTTGGTGGCATCCGTTGTGGCCGATGTCGCGAGGCCGGTAATTTGACCAGATGAAATCGACTTGCCCGTAAGCGTTTGCGTGCCGGTTAGCGTGGCGGTAGTTGCAATTGGTGCGTAAGTTGCTGCCGCCGTAGCCGCCGTCAGACCATCGGTGATGCCATAACCACCAGCACCTAGTAATATTGGCGTGCCGGTGATCGTTGACCACGCCTGAGTGTGGGCAAGCGGTGTGCGTGCGTCGGTCAGTGCAGAGTTGCTGGTGAGAACATACGACCCGCTGGGTTGTTTGCTGTCCAGAGTCGATTGCAAGTTAATCACGTTGGCAATCGTGTGCGTGTGGCCCAAAACGGAGTAAGTCGTCGATGCGTTGGCCGTTGTCAAATAGCTTGCAAGGCTCGATATCAGCGCGTAAGTTGCGCTGGCCGCTGTGGTTGTCAGATAGACACCCAGATTAGGCGTGCCAGTGAGGTCAGTATAAAGTCCACTGGTAGCGACATTGGCGAACGTCGGCTTGCCCGTGATATTCGCCCAGGGTAAATTACTCGTGCCGTTGGCCGAAAGCACGCCGTTGCCGGTGATCGACAGATTAGCCCCAACAATGATCCCGCCCAGCGTGGAAGTCGTCGCGGGCACTGACGAGCCGCTCACACCGGCTGGCCCCTGAACGCCCACCGTGACGACCGTCACAGTCTTTTCACCCGTTATCAGGACTGTATCAGCCACGGGACACCTCCGGCGATACGGTTAAAGTGCCTGAAACAAGTCTTTGCACGACACTTCCGGTCACGATTTCGAGATCGTAAACACCATCAACCAGGTTGGCGGTCGTGACGGCATCAATTGCAATCGCAATCACTCCACCGGTCGCGTTGCTGATAGACAGGCAGGCTGAAGGCGTCGCTAGGTTCAGGGTGGTGTTCGCATCGCTGTATGAGGTTCTGGCCATCAGCCTGGCACTGCTCCCAGTCAGGTTCACAGCCGTGCCGTTCGCCGTCCATGTCAGGGTCCGGTTGAATGACGCACCGGCTTCAATCTCAAGGTTGTATGATCCGGCCATTTATTCAACCTCCATTTCCGCTTCAGGTGTCTCGGTTTCCGCAGGCTCTTCCGGCTCGACGGCCTCAACTTCAGGCACTTCCTCCAGCTTGCCAAGTCCCAAAGTCGCACGCGCTTCGTTGACGGTAAAGATTCCTGCACCGACACCAGCCGTAGCGATGTCCATCAGTGCTTTCCGGTCAACGGACAGCTCTTCGATCTGCGATGTATCGAACCTCACGCAAAGCTCTGGATTAGGCTGCGATGTCACACCACCGCAGGCAATGGGCAAGGTTTGCACCAGTCGAGTGAGTTCACCGGCCACCAGATCCAAGAACGGAATCACCGCATCCCGCCATGATGCTTTATTAGCCTCAACCAAGTTACTGTAAGTCTTGCCCGTGTCAGGCTGTTTGAGCGACATAGGTGCCCATCCTAACACACCACAGATGCGGGCGGTGGCTAAATCGGCCATTTCTGAGACGGATAAATCCTTAGGCGAAAATCCGGGTGATTTGATGTCCATTTCGGATGTCCCGACGAATGGCCTGCCCACAGCTTTACCACTCACAGCTCGTGCCAGGTCAGCTTGGACTTGCGACAGTTGCAGTTCGGATAAGTTGCCCATTGTTTTGAGCGATACAATCAGCGATGGCACGCCCGATCGGGATAGCACGGTGGTTTCGTATTGGCCGATGATCTTGACCAGTGCCATCTCGGCCACGACCGAATCGAGCACCGAAACCCCACGGCTTTGGGCATAAGATGACCGGCCTTGACGGTAGGCCAGCATCAATTCGGCCGGAACGCTGTAGTTGTAAGCACGGCCCCAATCACTGCCCATCACTGGATATTCGATCACTTCGTTGATGCTTTCGCCCATAATTGGTCGCATGATCCAGGGCGATGGGATCGGCATTAACTCAGTCACCGCATTACCAGCGGTGTTGGTGATCACCTGTACATAGGCGTTGCCATTGTCACACAGGCTGGCGTATAGATGTTCCAGCACGGTGGCATCCGACTCACCCGGTGATGGACGTTGCCAGAGGTATTGCAATGGGTGATCAATCGGCTTAAACCCGCCGTCCTCGTCCCAATAGCCCACTTGCATGATCGGTTTGGTGGCATTGCGCCGCATCGCCTGAATCGCGGCCTGAACCACAGAAACCTGTGTGTACGGGCGTGCCAGCGTCATGTAGTCGTTGCTTAACCCCGTCATCATATCGACCGACCATGACGACGCGGCAATATCAGCGGTGTTGGCAGTGACACCGGTCCTGAGGGACTTGGTGAACCGATCTCGGATGTTTTCAAACAGTGTTGGCATAGTGGTCAAGACACCCATCGGAACGGTTGTACTGAGGAGAGATAGCTGAACGCATCGGCAGCGGCATCAACTTGGTCATCATGCTTGCCGGTCGGGAAGGAGCACAATTCGTCAATGAAATCACGGTTCCAATCGCCACGCTCCAGCTCGATGGAACCGGATTCAAAAGCAGCGGCCATCGGCATCGCCCGCACTTCTTTGGAACCTGTTGGCCGTTTGCTGATCACCCCATAACCGATCAGGTTTCGAGTGTCATGCTGGACTTGATCCACACCCGCGGAGCCGGGGTCTTGTGCCAAATGGACGATGGTTTCGCGACCGTCGGTCTCAGCGATCTGTCGCTGGATTGTGCGACGGGTGGCAGGTGACCATTGCCCCCGCGAAACGTGCTTGACCCTGTAAGTGTCGCCTGTCCTGCACATCCACACACCGGCGGTATAATCACCACCACCGACCGTTGCGGCTGTGTCCCAAGCTCGGCATGCGTTGGAGTTGTCTGGTATCGGTGATGGATCGACGATCTTGAACCATTCCGGTCGAAAGAAGCCGCCATCACGGGGCGTTGGTGTCTGTTGGTAGAGGGCGGAAAAAGCGTAGGAGCCGACGGTGCGTTTGATCCGGTCGAAGTCTTCCACGGTGTATCGTTCTGGCCAGAGTGCCTCACCAGGCTGGCGACCGATCAGGTCATCATCCTCAGCAATTGCAGGCAGACTAACCACTTCCCACTGCTCACCACCGTCATTGGCCTGTTCGAGCAATTGGCCAGCCAAGTCGAGGCTGTGCCAGCGGGTCATAATCAGGACGATCGCAGCACCGGGGTGCAGGCGTGTGTACAGGTCATTTTGATACCAGTCCATCACCCTGGCACGATAGGTGGGCGATTCGGCCTCAGCTCGGCTCTTGACTGGGTCGTCAATAATGACCAAATCAGCACCATAGCCAGTGACACCCGATCCGACACCGACAGCGTATAGCCCGCCACCATGTTCAGACGACCATTGGTTTTGCTTGTTTTGGTCGTCGCTGAATTCAAACCCGAATTCCTTGGCAATGCGTCTCGTTTGTCGGCTGAAGGTGCAGGCCAGCGAGTGGTTATAGGCCCCGATGATTACCCGTAAACCTTGATTCAGCAACAACCTGTAAGCCGCGTAATGGATCGTTGCCAACTCACTCTTGCCGTGCCTGGGCGGCAGGAACAGCATGAGACGTTTGCAGTCACCGGTCGTCACCCTGTCCAGCGCCCGTCGGCATTCCGCCAAGTGTTCTGGCGACCACTGGTGTGCTGGCGTCGCGGCTTGGAGGAAGCGGTTTAAGCCCCTTGGGATTAACTGTTTTGCGTGGTGGCGTGTCGCACTCATTGTCGATGGCCGCCCAGTCGATTTGGGGTTTGTCGCTGATTTCGATACTGCTGGCGACCTTGCCGTCACGCCGTTCAAGGTACTCTTTCAGGTAGGCGAAATTACCCTCCAGCATATTGGCGAGCCACACCCGCGAAATCTCGCGTTCGGTGCCCGGGCTGTCGAGTATCAGTTCCAAAAGGTCGTCGATTTGACGGCGTGATTTGCTGTAGCCTTTCGGGTTGCCAGATTGCCCTTTGGCCCACGATATGGGCCTCAAGTTTTCAGGTGTTCCTTTGGGGTTAGCCATCGTACTGCTCTATCTATTGCTGTGGTAATGGTTTGCAGTGATTTTTACTTGAGTTTCCGGCATCGCCGTTTAGCCTTCTTGTCCCGCGATTCCGCCTCAGCCTCAGAAGCCTCAGCGAAAATATCGTCAATCCGCTCATGCTCAAGCTCGCGCTCAAACCCCGTGGAATGACAGGCAGCACAGTAGAGCCGAGAACCGCGTTTGATGCCACGACAACGGTCACACTTGGCCGGGTCTTGATCCTGATCAGCCGGCGTCCAATCACCCTGCCCAAACACAACGCCAATCACGGCGGGTGCTTTACGACCTTCAGAAGCGGCAATCTTGCGATAAGTGTTGCGACAGACGCCAAGTATCTGACAAGCCTTGGTGTCGGGGATATCCATATATTTCAGGGCAATCGCCAAAGATCGGCGAACCGTACCGACATCAATATCAGACCGCTTTCGGCCACTCAAAGTGACCTTAACGCCGGATTGACTGACAATCATGATGTTCGCCCTCATTACCTCTAAGGTGTTTTACCTGTGCAACTATTCCGCGTGAGTAAGTGTAAGTCATAGTGTGATAACGAATTAAAAAATATTAATTTTGTTCACGCCTCCTGTTGGTGTGGTACTCCACCAAGCTGACCGGGGGCAGCGGAATCGGTCCCAGATCGGCCAGGTTGGCCTTGTCACCATGCAACGCCCGAAGCCGCGACCATTTGCGGGTCCGGTAAGTCAATTGGCATCGCCATTCCCACTCGGTTCGTGCCTGCTTTTGCATTTAGGGTCCCATTTTGGTTTAGGGTCTGGATCGGACAGGAAAACGGATGAAACCTTGGTAATGATGTCGGGGTCGTCCGTGTCCACTTGGTAAGTCACAATGTGGTTCTCTTGCCGCTTTCCGTGCAGGATCATGTTCCGAAGTGTGTGAAATGCAACCATAAATCGTGCCATCACACACCACCTGCCACGGCCACCCGCGTCGCCATGAACTCGTGATACTTGGCCACAGCAAACGCCGATCGCTTGTCACTCGCTCCCCTGAGCGGGTAAAGCGGGTCAGTCTTCTTGGCCGATGGTCCATAGATTGACTCCAATCCAGCCCGAAGCGTCGCATCGTTGAGCTTGCCACCGGCGGTGATCCACTGGCCATATTCACGGCGGGTATACTTCACAAGCTCGAATCGCTCGTAAATTGCGATCATCTTTATTTGGCCGATATTCTCGCTCGTGTCTGACGATGACTTGCCCCCAGTGCCATACGAGATGAAATCCTCGATTGCGACCACGCTGTCTTTAGATCGCTCGTACCGCAAGTACAAATAGAGTGTTTCGTTAGCAATTTTATCTGCCAAGATGATATTCGGTTTAGACTGATTCCCCGACTCAATCAAACAGATACCACTGTGGGTGCTGCCGGGGTCGATGCCGATGATGGTCATGATTGTAACTCCGGAAAGGGTAACTTGGGGCAATCTAAGGCTCTTAGATAGTACAGGAATAAAGATAACGCGGTGATTCCGCTTGTGCTGAGTATTGGGATGTTGACCTTTGATGGAGAATGATCAGGGAAAAAGAATTGAAGGCTCAGGCAATCGGCTGTGACCTTGGTTTTTTTGTTGATCACGATATCCCAGAGCAAACTGGTTTTTTCTAGTTCCGATAATCTTCCCTGATATTGCGAAGCGGCCTCTGAGAATTCGGTCATTGCGTTGAGAAGTCTGTCGTGTTCAGCACGGTCCATGTACTGAAAGTACAGTTGGTTGATGTGGATTATCATTCGTCCCCCTCCTCCACTCGACTGATCTCCCAATCGAGATACTGGCGAGCTTTTTTTAAGTCTTGCAACTCAGAGCCTTTGTACGGTGCTCGCATGACATATTTGAGGATGTTGCCACGATAAAAAGTCTCGTAAGCGCAAATCTCGATTGGTTCAATGCCGCTCGGATGGCTTGTGTAGTGCTTTGGATGTTTGATCGGGTCGTGTTGCGATTTCACCGCTTGCATCCGTTCAAGATGGTCGGTGATTTCGGCCCCGAATGCGGACGCTAAAGAATCTAGGTGCGAACTCATGCAATCGGCCTCCAGTGTGTGACAATCCAGTCCTGCGGTTCCAGCTCAGCCTTGTCGAAGACTATGCATTGCTTGTCCGTGTCCCAATACGGTTCGACAACTTTCGACCAGCACCAGTCGCTATACTTTTCCGGCTCCGCATCACGGGTGGCAAGAAACTCGAAGCCCTCGGTGGTCCGGATCACGATCAATTGGAAAGGCGGCGGCAGTTTAGCGGGCGAGCCGTCCAGGGTGATCCACACCGGAGTCATCAGGTTGTAAACGGTCAGCGCCGCAGCCTTGGCCTCGCCGTGTGGTAGTGATGCAATAAAATCAAGCGGTGTCATCTGTTGCCTCCACCAGAGGTACATAGCCAGTTTCGTATCCACCTTCCTCGTGCCAAGCCTTGACTGCCATAGCAGGCACACAGTCGCCGATCCAGTCCTCGCATGGAGCAAGATCGCCCAACCCGCATCCGCATTCATGATTGCACAGACCGTCAGCACCCAGTTGTCGGAGCTGGTTTGCTATCAATTCAAGGACTTTCATTCTTGTTCTCCCGTGTAGGGTCATTGCAATGTGCCCCCAGAATCGTGTCGATCACAAAATCAAGAGATGCCAAATCGTTGATTTCCTGCACATTCTCGCCTTCTTCTGCTTTTTCGCAGATCATGTTGAAATACTGAGCAAGATAAAATTGCATCAATTTCAGGTGTTTCGGGTGGATCTCTACGAGCTTTTCGTTTTCAAGCGGTGTCATCAAGATTCTCCTTATATTGCCGTTCTTTTAACTCGACCACCGATATCCCATTGCGATTGCAATAAGCCAGCAACTCGTGTTTGACTTCAAACGCCGTGGCCAGATTGCAACTCTCTTGCGACCGTGCGACAGCGTCAAAACGTGCCGCCATCGCACCGAGTTTGTGCAACGACTTGGCCGCTTTGACGATTAGTATCTGCTCATCTGTCATGCTGTGCATCGTGCCGATGCCTCCTGTAACGGCGAAAAATCTGCCAATTGCGGATCCAAGTGGCACATCCACTTGAGATCACGCGCGAATTGCAATAGG